AACATTTATTTCTTGGTCTGATTCAGGAACATATGGTAATGTAAATGTCTGGGTGCTTCCGTCTGCACGGAACGCATAATCTGTATTTGTACCAGAAAACGTATCCCAACCATGACTGAACCAAGGTAGTCCATCAAAGCCAACACTAATATCAAATTCTAAACCTTGTACTTGAACACCTTCATATTCAACACCAGTCATTAATTGTGCCGGATCTTTACCAAGCATGCCTGCTGTTGGTTGATAATAGTAATCAATCCTATCTGTAGCCTGCATAAGTTCAATAGATTTTTTGTATGTAACTGTAACTTGAGCATTTTTACCCGGAGGTGTTAAAAATATTAAGTAACCCTCTTTTTTCTTATATGATTTATCTGTAGTTGTAACTATACTAACATCAAAATCACTAATGTATAAACTTGCATCGTTTATTACAATATCAATATCACGTTTATCAAGAGTAGGAAGATATGTTAACTTAAATTTAATTTGTCCTTCAGTTGCAGTAAATGTATCTGTTGCCTCTTGGGTTTGAATAACTTTAGAATTTGCAATTCTATCAAATTTCATATTAACAGTATTAATACGTATTTTGTTGTTTTCTAAATTTGCATAACCAATTGCTTGTTTGGTGATATTGCCGCCACCTACAATAGTAACATTAGGAGACGTAATGTAACCTGCTCCAGGATTAGTAACAATTATTTCTCTTACCTTTCCTTGGCCTATGTTTGCTTCAGCAGTAGCATCTTCAACTCCGGTACTAGGTAGTGTAAAGTTACCGTTAGCAGACTCTGGCTCACCAAAATATTGTGGCCCTACTATATAAGGATAAACAGGATTGTCAACATTGTTAGAGTCAACTGTAACAAAATATGCATATGTACCTCCTGGATACTCTGGAGTATGACAATATCTAGCATTGAATTCATCTAGGTCGCCACTACCTTTTACATATTCATAATCTTCTACATACCTTCCATCTCTTTCAGAACCGTCTTCACGTAACGTTGTTCGTAACTGATAACTTGACTTCATTGTACGGATAATATTTTTATTGTTACCTGTTGGGTCTTCAAAAGCGTAAGGACCATATATAGGATAACCATCAAAAGCATAACCAATTATAGGACTGTGCTTTGTATCATCTTTAGTATATAATTTTTTTGGATCACTTACATAATTGTACACTGAATCATCTGTAATACCACTACCGTCAGTAAAGCCGTCTATAATTCTTTGATTAGCAACATCTAGTGTATATATTGTTCCGTTTCTTTTTTCTGTTACAGAACTATTTGGATTATAAAAGACCACACCGTTAGTCGCGACACCAATTGCTTCACTATCTGCTGTGCTTTGTTTGGTTTCTGCAATTATTGGTGTGCGTGGAATTCTAAATACAAAGGATTGTGATTGAACCCCTGCACTGTCAAAACTATGCAAAGGTACACTAGAACTACTCAAGTAAAAGTAAGTTGCATCATAATCAAAATCAACAATACTATCGTATTGCTCTGTTTGCAGAATATCTGTTTTGTTATCTCTGCCTCCACTAATAATTACAATAGGTTTTTGTGTATAACCTGAACCAGGATCAGACACAATTACATTACCAACTGTAAATTTATAATTATCAAACCATTGCTTCCAAGGATCTACTGCTATCAGAGGATTAGTTATTTTAACAGTTTCAAATTTTTGTGTGATTTTATTGTAAACACTAGGAACATCAAAGTCAGTTACCCCATTATATGAATCTTCTAAATCATCATATCTAATTGTGTATTCTCTAATATTTGTTCTATAAGGTTTTACTTCTTTGATGTAGTTTTCAATCAACGAAACGTTATCTGAACCGTATACAAGTTGTCTACCAAATCCACCAATATTATTTTTCAAATTGATAAAACTAGTTTTAAAGGCCCAATCTAAAAAGTTTTGTTCACTTAATGCATATTTTACACAATTAAAAAATAGTGTATTGTAGGCTTGTTTTAGATCGTCTACAAAAATATCTTCTTTTAGAACTTCAAGCAATAAGCGTGTTTCTTGTATTGGTTGCTCGTCAAACAAGTTAATATCAAAGTTTTCTGCACCTGCAAAACCAAAATTCAATTGGCTGTAATCGTATAAGTTACTATTGATTTGTAATGTGCTGTTTGCTTTATATTTTAAGTCAAACCCGTACGAGAATGAACCTTCTCCGCTTACTGCTTCAAGGTACATTTTGTTGCCATCACCTGCATTATCAATTTCAATTATATTACCAACATCAGGAGTAATAGTATCTAATTGATATGGTGCTCCAAGTTTGTAATCTACGATAACATCAGTGCTGAATCCAGGAACTACGTAATCTTTATAAGACCAAAAACGTGAAACATCATAGGTTTGTGTTTGCGTTCTATTCCAAAGTTTTGTATTGATATTCCATTCGTACAAACTCCAATAGTTATTTGCTGTTTCATCAGCACGTATTAAAACCTTAAACGGTCTAATTCTTGCTGTGATAGTATTGTAATTTTTTCCTGCTTTAACAATTTCTACATCAACAACTTCTCCGTTGCTATTAATTGACGTTTGTAATTTTACACCTTCACCGTCGCCTGTAATTTGCACTTCTGGTGCAATACGATAACCATAACCTTTATTATCAATAGTCACTTTTGATACTTTACCATTTGTTAAAGACAAAGTTATACTTGCTTGTCTTAAATCTTGTGTACCTATTGTTGTTGTATCTTCAAAGTCATCTAAAGCAACATCATACTTACCTGTGCTAATTGCTGGAATAGGATCTTTACTAAACAGTTTTGTAATATTCCTGGTATCTACAATTCTATTTTCGTTCATAATACTGTTTGCATAATCTACAACAGTTTTTAGTGCTTGAAATCTATTTTTAAACATAGACTGTCTTGGTCTAATTTGAATACCATATTTTCTTTGCACCGGTAACTGCGGATCTGGTACAGCATTACCTTGATCATCAAAACCAACTAAACTATCAAAAAGTTTTTTATTCAACAATGAATTTTCTATTTTGGCTTGTTGTTTTTCTCTTAAAATTAACCATTCGTTATGTTCAGGTAAATCTGTTTCTACAGTTCTATATTGAACTGAAAGATGTACATCATTGTCGGCAAGTGTTGTTTTTAAATTACTAACTGAAATACTGTTAGGACTTAATAGTTGTAAACTTTTAATTCCATACGCATCTGGGTCAGTAATAATATTAGAAACTTCACTACATGGCAATCTTCTAAAATCAACTTCAGGAACAATTACACTATTTCTTACCCAATAGTAATAACGTGTAGTAAAGTTACCTGTATTTGCATTGTAAATTCTTTTTACACTTACAGTATTGTCATTATATTTAGGTGTTCCACTAAATCCTAATGCTACACCTTCAGTAGTATCTGCAACTTCTGTCCATTCGCTGGGTAATAAATCTGTTTCTACCCATTCATAAATGTCAATGCTAGAACCAGGAAATAAACCACCCCAGTTATTTGCTCTATATTCTGTGTCACCTTGTTCGTACCATAAGAATTTAACTGAACTTAAATCCCACCAAACTTCTCCAAGATGGTCGTCAGTCCAATTTACGCTTGAATTGATTCCTACATCTGATCTATCACTTGCACTGTATACAGCAGGGTCTACATCGCTTTTGAATCTTATTTCAGACTCTGCAATATAAGGTATCTTTCCTTTTACTGGATCTATTGTTTCGACAAAGTCTTTTACTTTATTTCCAGATAAACTGTAAGTAAAGGTTTTATTAATCAACCAAGGATTTGTTAAATCTCCTTGTTTACGTTTTTCGTCCCAACCACTTGTTGATAATCTGTCGTATACAAACAATGCACCGGTATTATTATTGTCAACATTGTTGTAAGGACTTCCAACAAGAATACCCTGATCAACAACTTTTAATCCTTTACCGAAGTTGTCAAAACTTTCAACTGTTCCGCTTGTAAGTTTTTGCCCAAATACAAATCTTGTGTTTAATTTTTTATAAGAGTATACAGCACCACTACTAGGTGATTCGTCTGTAAATTTAGTAGAATTACCGTCAAAAGTAGTTGCAACTTCGTTGAAGCCTGATTGTGGATCATTTACATAGTTGTTACCAAATCTAGTATAGGAATCTACAAATGCTTCTTTATATACGTCAGTTGTCATTGACGTTTGTGTATCACCACTTTCGCTATAAATTGCTAAATCATTTCCTGCAGAGTTTACAGAAACTGTAATACCAAATCTTTCTTCTTTAATTTGATCAGGACTTGTAATAATTTGTGCTAAACTATAAGTTCCGTCAGTTTGTTTTGTAAAGTAATACACTGCTCCACTATTAGTATTTGCTACATCGCTGAACGGAGCACTTACAAATAAGTCATTTCCATTAGAACTAAATTTTACTTGATAACCAAATCGGTCTCCTAGTTCTATATTAGATAAAGTATTTGCATTTAAAATTTGTTTTTGAGTATATACGTTGTTACTACCTAAAGTGTAAATTCTTACTTCACCGTTGTTTTTTGAACTATCGCCGGCCTGTTGCCATACTTCTCTGCCTGGCGCAGACACAGCAAGTATAGTCATATCATCTGACGCATCAATCGAAAAACCAAACTCGTCTCCGCTGTTTCCATCGAGTGTAGCATCTGTAGAACTTATTTCTAAATAACCAGTGTCGCTATCAAGGTCCCAATCAAGTGTGCTTCCGTCTGCTTGTATTTTGTAATCATAAAAGTACACTCTTCCTTTATTATCTAAATGTCCAGGAGCACCTACTGCTAATTTTGTATTTCCTAACTTAACGCTGAAACCAAAGTACTCGTTGTTTTTTGGTTCATGGCTGGCAATTATGTATTCGTTTTTGAATAATCCGTCTGCTGTATCTAATTTTGTTAGTTTTACAACACCTTGTTTTACATAAGGTTGTGGCGTAGCATTAAAGTCACCTTCACTTACAAAGAATCCATTTCTACTACTGTCGTCAACTGCTTTAAAATGATCTGCGTATGGTGCGCCAGCAACTAGTCTTTGTTCATTTGGTGCTATAGATAAACTATATCCAAACTGCGGACTTGCTCCGGCGATCAAATCGTCACTTATATTTTCACTTACAGCAAAGCCTTGTGCACCTTTAAGATTTGTTATACCTGTATTTGTATCTCTTCTTAAAATGTAAACTTGACCTTCATCACCAAATTTTGGTCCGGAAACAGCAATTAGTCTTCCGTTTTTGTTTGCTGTAATATTAAAGCCAAATCTTTGCTCTTCAACTTGGTTTACACTTCCCCACTTACGTTCTGTATAAGCATCAGTTTTTTCATAGACAGTCCATAAATTACTTCCGTTGTTGTCTATCCAAAGTTTTTCGCCTTTTTCAAATTGATCTAAAAGTTTAACATTATTAATTAAATCTGTTTCAGTAACTCTTACGCTAGACAGTTCAAAAATTTCTCCTGTTGAACTATCATCAGTCAACGTTATTCCTGTTTCACCGATATCAATAACAAACGTTGTTAAGCCTGTTACACTTACTACATTGTAAACACCATTAACTTGACTATCAAAGTTTTTAAGGACTACTAATTGTCCTGGAGAAAGTCTATGAGGCTTATCAGTATTAACTGTGTATAGTGATGATCCTGCTTCTTGAGCAACTGCAAGTTCTGGATTAATTATTCTAACACCCAGGGGCTGTACTCTATAAACATTCCAGTCAGTGTTTACATCTCTTGCGATCCAAATTGTATCACCTGTGTTTAAGTTAACAATATTTTCGTTAGTGAATAATTCATCATAATTTAAAAGTGTAAGTGTTACATCATCAATTCTAGGATAACCTGCTAATGGTAACTTTTGATAAAGATCAACAGTTTGTCCTTGATCTGGATCAATAGTTAATGTAGGCCAAATATTAACATTGAAGTTGTTTGGCTTAACAGGAATGTCGCTAGGTAACAACTTAATAATATTGCTACTAGATAGTTCAGTAGTTCGTGAATTTACAAATTCTATTGCTTGTGGATTTTCTACATTTAATTTTTCATCTAATGGAAATTCTATTTCATTGATTGTAGAATAACTTCCTAAACTACCTACTTTAAATCCCCATTCTTCTTCATATTCAATATTAGTAGGCACATTATCAATAGTAAATCTTTGAATTTTATCTACAGCGTTTTTCGTTCCCTTTTCTTTAATAAAACCTTGATAAAATTTATATTGTGCTGTTTCGTCTTTAACTAGATTATCAAGATAAGGTCTTTTCTGGTAACCTATCAAATGTTGTGCTAGTGCAGTTTTTGTACTATCAAAAGTTTCACTTTCTAAACTATAAAAGTCTTGGAATCCGTCAACTTTATAATCAAAGTTTGCATACAATTCTGCAACTGGCATGTTTCCAAGATACACCCAACTGTCAGTTTCAAAAGTGCTAGTACCAGGAGTAAACCTTTTAGCACTATAATATTTGTTTTTGTACTTGACAACATCACCTAAATTATAATCAACAAACTGGTTCCAATCCACAACTATTGCTTCATCAAACACAAAACCTGGACTGTATAAATCACCGTCCCATTCGTCGGTCTTAAAGCCGCTGATCTTTATACGCTCTTGTCTGTAACCACTTTCTTGATCGTATATAATATCACCAAATACACTTTTATCATCAAACACAATTACATGTTCTTTTTGTACAAGGTTAAGTTGTGCGTAATATATACCTTCTTGTGTGTCTCTTGTTCTTAAACTAAATTTTCCGCTTTGTCTTGTTGTTGCAAAATTTGATGTAGGTAAAGCAAGTCCTTTGCTGTTCAATAAACTATATTCGTAGAAACTATCTAAAACATTATCTACTTGTCCATTCTGGAATGAAAAAACAAGTTTTTGTGCAAAAGGTGCAAGTGTTATAACACTACCTACTGCCCAACCTTGTGTTGTCCAGAAAAGAAATTCTCTACCAGAATATTCCCAATTTTGAACTTGTTTCAATTCAGACAAATATTCGTCAAAAACAAATCCTTTGCTTTCTAGGTACTTTCCATAACCTAAAAGGAAATTAAAAACGTCTTGTGCAGTATTCAAAATACTATTATAAGGTAATTCAGAAACACTACTTTCAAACTTTGTAGGTTTTGTTACTGCGGCGCCGCCCGACGTAGGTAAACTAGGAAGGCCTGCCCATTTTTCATTTTCAAATTCTGTTGAACTTGTATGATTTTCTTTTGCTCTATAATAGTTCTCTTCAAATTGTACCAACTGGCCAATACCATAAAACTTTGACGGTTGCCACACAACAAAATCTGCACTTACTCCGCCAACATCGATTCTAATATCGTTTTGGCTAGAGATTGCTTTGTTGTAATTAAAATAAGGAGTGTACTTGTCATACCCTCTTATCAAATAACCATTGTTGACTTTTTCAACAATTACTCCTGAAATAATTGCTTTACTAATAGGATTGCTTGTACGTAATTGTATTCTATAATTTTCCGCAGGAAGAAATACACTATTTGTTTCGCTATTAGGCGTGTTGTTTTCTAAAAGTATTCTTAACTTATTTTTACTTGCAAAACCACCAAGTTTATAAACTACATCTAGTGATAAATTTTTTAAACTAAATTCATAAGAATCTAAATCTCTTCCTTGACTTTTTATGTAATCTGTAATTACTGCATGATACCCCAATCCTTTGTATCTTACATTATTATATTTTTGATCATTAATTTTAACAAAAGATAAGTCAAAGATTTTTCCTGTGTCTTTATATTTTAAACTATCAAATACAATCTCGTTTTGGCTAACGTCAAACAATGTTCCTAGATATTGTGCTGGTTTAAGCAAGATCATTGCTACTTGAATATGGAATGGATACCAACTACTTCTTTGCCATGCAGTTTCTGCCGGGGCGTGATCTCCAAAGACAAAATCATTGTCTACAGCAGGTGATACAAATTTCTGTGCAACATTGGTAGCAAACGGATCTCGTAATTCTCCATACTCGTCTACAGGAATATATTTTGTTAATCCTGGACGAGAATATTTTGAATTAATTTTAGTATTGTTTGGATCTTTAATTAATCCTTTTTCTAGGTCTTCCCAAAGAAGTAAATTTCCACTTGTGTATGGAGCAGGACCATATTCATCTTCCCACCATGTTGGTTTTTCACTAAAGCCTAACATTTCCCATGGATTAGTATGCGGACGATCAGTGTCGTAGTATAACTTGTAGATTCCTCTCCAATAAGCAGGCAATATTTTGTTGTTTTTATCATCAACCATTCTGCCATAATTGTATGAGAACAAATTAGTTTCATCATATGCGTTGTTAGTAATATAATCAACATCATATAGATTTGCCCAATACCCAAAATCATTTCTTAAAACATCATTAAACTCTTTTCTAGTGTAATCTGTTTGTCTAAAGGCACTAGGCATTTGATTTTTAATATCAAACACCTCTGGATTATAATTTACTTTAATGTTGTTGTAAATTCTTTTTTCAAGTTCCAACAATAAATCATCGCGGAAATCATTATAAGCAACTGTTATACTGCCGTCATGTCCTTCTATTACCTTCTGTGGAATAGCATAGGTATTGTCTGTGTAAATCTTTGGTTGGAATTTAGGATACAAACCTAATTTTGTAGGAGTAAACGGAATAATATTTCCGGTAGTATCGTAATCTGCAATAACAATCTTATCTCCTACAGATAAATCTCTTTTTATTTCAACACTATTATCTACTGCATCAAATACATAATCTATATTGTGTACAAGTTGGACTTCATTTAGATACACATACACAGATCTATCTGAAATTGTAGTCATACTAAAATTATCTGCAATACCAAATATTTTTTGTAAACTTGTGTTAATTGTATATTGTAAAACATTAACAGTTCTACCAAATCCTGCCATATCTGTATAATAATGCGGATCTGTTATATTTTTATTTTGAGATAAATTATAAAGAATTTCATCAACATTTTCTCTAACAGTGTCTTGTAATCCAAGTTCAACTGCTTTTTGTAAAAATTGTTCTTTAAATAAATTATATTTTAATGCATTGTCTCTAAATGCTTTAATTATATTACTGTCTTTGTCTACAAGAGAAAATATAGAGTTTACCATACTTCCTTTGTGTTTTAAAAATCTCAATCCTTTTGATACAATGTTAGGAATATCTCTAGCATTTGTTATTCCGTTCAATTCGCCAAGAAGTCTTTCATCATTTAAAAATATAGTTCTAAAATGATCTCCTATACTTCCTAAAGTGAATTGATTAAGATCGTTATTTTCTCCGTTGTTAACTAAATTAGCAGGCGGTTCATAATGTCCGTTTTCGTTTGCAACAACATCTGTTCCTGACATCCTTAAAGTTATTCTTGTGTTATTAGGAATAGTTTTATTTGTAACTAAAAATAAGTTGTTGTCAATAAGTTGTAAGGTAAAGTCTCTACCTTTTTTATAAATGTCACTATTATATTCTAAAGTGACATCTAAAGTTTCAAAATAATCTTTTGCATTGTTAATAGCAGTAACTTGAATTTGATTTGTTGCATTAATAATATCATTTACTTGTAAAACTTTTTGTTTAAGTGTAGCATTTTCAACTGTTTTCCATCCACTAGTATATTCATATTCAGAGATAGACTTATTTTTTCTAACAAAACCGCTACTACAATCAACTACTGTTGTTGTATTATAATTAAAATTATCTTTGTCCCAGTTGAAATCAAATAAAATATCACCAACGTTTGCAATATTTTGATATGTGATAGGAAATCCTAGAACTGTATCATTATTTCCTTCTCCTTGCTGATAACTTACAATGTTATTACCAGCAAAAGTAGTTAACGGATAGACAGTTTCATTACTAAAACTATTTCCATTTTTATCAAATAAATCAAACAATGGTGCTTGATTCAACATTGTTTTTTGTTGTCCTTTGACCCACTCTGTTCCATTAAAATACCAACTAGATCCTTTGTTACTTTTTCCTTGTACAGTAACAACACCTTGACCTTGTACAGGTACATCAACTTCATTAAGATGTAGATATTTTTTACCCTGGAAAGTTTCAAAACTAACTTCGTAAATTTTACCTTTTACTGTAATATCTGGATCAGCATTAAAAATAACACGCATTCCACTTTGTAATAGAGTTTCATCTACATAATAACCTATACTGCCTTCAACATCACTCATAGCATCTGTTGTTTGAGTATCGATTAGATCTACATTTCCTAACCCTTGTGTGGCAAAATTGTGTAACTGCAAACTTGCATCAAACTCAATAATTGGTCTTTTTGCTCTAAAGTTTTCATCTAAAAGAATAGTTGTGTTATTATATCCTGCGATTTTTTCAATAACATCTTTGTGGAACCATCTATTGTATCTACTCCAAGGATTTTTATCTAAACTGTTTCTTTTAATTGTAATATATTCTGGTGAGGTAGGATAGTTAGAAACATCATCAAATGGTGTCTCGTCAAAATCTTCTACATCAAATTCAAAGTCAAAATTTTGTGTGTATGTTTCTGGTGTATCTAATTCATCTTCAGGAATAAGTTCTATAGATGATCCTACACCTTCTACATACCAATTTTTGTTTTGATATTTCTCCGGAACTACTGTTCCTGTAAATCTAACTTTAAGGCCATTTGTAAACTCTACACCGTTAGCAGAAGTAAAGTTTACTTTTCCAACAATTTCTTTTTCTACATTAATTTCTACTTCATCTTCTGCATTTTTAATTTCTAAAATACCTTGCATTTCTTGATGATTTTCGCAAGCATAGAATAAATTGTCTGGAGCGTCTAATGGCACTGTAAAAATTATTGTACCTGATTCTGCGCCGTTGTTTTGAACACCTGTAGAATAAACTTCATCTGTGCCAGTAGTTCTAGCAGTTTTGATGTAAAAAGGATGTCCTGGTGCATTTATTTCAAATCTATAAGTTGCACCTCTGTGCAAAGTAATAATAGGATTATTTGTAAATCCGTTTGGAGTAAACACATAAGAACTAGATCCTGAATTAACAACAGAATATGTACTTGTTGTGCCTGTTAAAAATCCTGTAATTGTAACTGGACTAGGGCCACTAGGCAACCAATAGTATTGTCTGTAGTTGACAAACTTATCTAAATCAACATGAGGATCCCAAGTAAAGTAATCACTTTCAAAAAGTCTCGAATGATCATTTGTTTTAGCACCAAAAAAATCTAATTGATTAACAAGATCATCATAAGTTCCTGACCATTCTGGATTTCTAGTTATTTGATTTCTAATTACTGCTCCTGGAAATAAATTATAGTGTCTTCTATTTTTTGTAGGTTCAGGAATATAAAAATCATCAGGTTTAGCATTCTTTGCATTACGTGAACCAATAAACCCGTTTAGTCTTTTTAATTGACCTTTACTTATTAATGTATCAACTGTTGCACCAAAGAATTTTCTGTTAGCCTCTGTACGAAAGTACATAGGTATTAGATCAATTGAATTTCTTAATTTGTCCTTGTTTTCTACATTAACAGGAACATCATCATTAGTACTATAAGCCATTAGTAACTGCTTCCTCCGCTAGAATAAGATCCAGATGATGTGGATGTAGTGTTTGTAGTAATTGTATCACTAGATACAACGACATCTCCGTCTGTGTTTACAGATGTTGTAATTGCACCAGTTGCTCTAATATTTGTTTGAGTTAAACTTTCAATAATTTCAACTTGGTCAACTGTTGCTGTGCTAACAAATATTTCGTCAGGTTGACTTGACACTTGATATAAACTACCAAAACTTTGACTACTACTGCGAGGTACAATAACAAAATTTACCACATCTGGTACAAGTTGTGTTTGTACATAAGTTGCAAGTTCTGTAAAGTAAAAACTATCACCAAATTCCCAGAAGTCAATACTAAAATATTCGTTAATAGCATCAATCACTCTAGTTTTAATTTCGTTATCGCTTACAGCACTTGCAGGGTTTTTAACAATTTTAAATGTTGCTCTCAAACTTTCGTTCGCTGTTGACCCAAATAATTCTCTATATTTTGCTGGATGGAAAATTATTTCATCACTGATTGATTTTACTTTTTCTAGTGAAGGACCAAACTGCTGTTCTAATTGTACAGAAGTCGGTGCAGTTGGTTTGCTAGACGATCCATTTAGATAAGTTCTAAAAGAATTATCATATGTTCGTGTTAAAACATATAAATCCATAATATTTGTTTTACTAGGATCTAAACGTCTGTCATTCTCTGCATTGTGTATATATTGAAATTTAATTCCATCTCTTCCAGGTTTAGCAAAGTAATCAGTTTCTAATACCAATGCTCCTAGTGTGCTATCATAAGATTTTACAACATTTTCAGTATCACTGTAAAAATAAAATAGTTGTCCATTGGCAACATTCGCAAAACTACTTACGCTTGTTTCCTTATCATAAATTAAAAACAAATCTTTGCTTACTTTAGATGTTACTGCTGTTCCGCTTACATTCGTAGTTTGAAAAAATACAAATTTGTCTTTGTAATCATCTGCATTTAAACTATCAGGTTTAACTATGTTTTCAAAACTATCAGGATCATCAATCATTCCGTCATCGTCAGAATCATAAAAATTAACTTTGATTTTATTGTATTCACTAAAGCCGTCTGTGTTAATAACACTGCTTACAACTTCCCACTGATAATCTTTTGCTAAAATTCCATCGGCTACAGGATCTTCATTGACTTTCAATACCTTAATTTGATCTTTAACAACAGTTCCTGTACTTGGATCATAAACTTTTCCGCTAGGATCAGGATAGAAAGTAACTAATTTTTCACTTTCAAATCTATAGTCTAATCCTCTATATGTGATTGTGTAAGTTTCGCCGTCAGTTTCAAAAAGTACAATCCAACTTCTATCTGCTTTTGTTCCTGTTGTATCTCCCTGTCTATCAAGGCTAAAATTACTAACTGTGTTCACATTTGCATTTGTAATTACTTTCCAACTTTGACTGTTTTGATCATAGCGTACACCAAATGTCTTATATGCAAACGCTAGGTCTACTATTTCCGTTTCAATATTTGTTGGTAAGTTGGTTACAATATTTGGAATAACAATACTAGGAATAGCCAACGAAGGTATCTTTTCGCTCAAAACAACAGGTCCAGTATTATCATCTAGTAATCCCACACCATTGTTACTACCATCACCAAATACACTTAATACTTTTACCCAGATATAAGATCTTGTTGTTTTAGATGCAGTGCTTGTTAGTTCACCGTTTGGTAAAAAATATCTACCTGCAGGTGGTACAAATTTGACCATTGCATCTTCTTTTACAAATTTAAAATTATTTCCTGTAAAAGATCCTACAGTTACAGGAGCATCAGTTACAGTGTTTCTAAAATATCCAGTAGTGCTTGTTGAACTTGAAGTTGCATTAACCCAATCAATGTTCAAATTACCGATTGAAATATTAGGATACTTGTCGTAGTAAAATGCTTTGGTTTGTATTCCGGATAGTATAGGTTCAATATTATTCCTAACAATACCTAAAATATCGTTCCTTGTTGTAAATGTAAATGTAAAATCATTTTCAAAATCATCTTTGTAAATTATTCCGTCATCAGCAATTAAATTAGTTGTAGAATATTTTCCTGTTGGATCTTGTATATCAAACTGTCTACTAATACCGCTACTTACCCTGTTGATTGCTTTCGCTTTAACAATCTCTTGATTAGAAGTTAAAGGCAAAGTATTATAATCTTCACCTGTTACCATTCTGTTTTGAGTGTAGTAGGCTTGTGGTGCTCTTAATCTAATATTTCCTGTTGATTCTGCAGGTGTAGCATTTGTAACAGTGCTCTGCAATCCTAGTTGCACCGTAAGTGTATGTGAAATACCATTCTTGTTTGTATATGGAATTTCTAAAACAATACCTTGCAAGTCTGTTGGTCTTACAATATAACGTAAACCATTTGATGTTCTATAATATACTCTAAAGTTACCTTTTGGTAAATCGCCAAACGCACCATCGGCAAAGTTTAAACTGATTTCATCGTTATCTCTAGTAGCAACACTGTAAAGTGTTCTAATGTTTTGTGATACAGAATTGTAAATTACATTGCTTCCATAGATGCTATCTAGTTTTGTCCACAAATCTCTAAAGTTACCATTTTGGTCTATGCCCCATAACCAAACATCATTATTATTGATCCCTGGTACATCAATATTGATTACTTCATTGTTACTTGCATCATTTATAGTAAATGCACTGCTTTGTATTTGACCTTGTTTAAAATTCATAAAGAATCCTGTATTGGGAGAACTGTTTCCTCTTTTATCGTTCTGATAAATTATTCCCATAGGTCTGCCTGGTAGTGGTGTTTCTTCTGTAATAGTATTATTTTCTAATCCTGCACTTATAACTTCAAAATTTAAAGTTCTTCCTTGAACTGCTTTGTTGAAAGTAAACACAGGAACATCGTTATTAATACTGCTAATTCTATATTGATCTGTCTGTATACCATTAATAGTTTCAGATGCATTTGGTTTTCCAAAACTGGTTTGACTTGGCATTGTAGAATTCATAATGACATTAAACTGCTCTAACCAGTTATTATTTGCTGTGTCATTCCATGTTATAAGTGTGTTAGAAAGGTTGTTGCCTAAACTATCATTTACAGAATCGGTTGTTTGTATAGCAGTAATTTTTAGTAAACCGCTTGCTGGTTGATTACGCTTTGGATTATAACCTACAAGTCTAGCCAACCGCAACACACTGTCACGTCTTTCTGCTGTTTCTATGAAGTTTTCACGTGCATTTAAATCAACTCTGTATGAAATACTTTGCCCTAAAAAAGCAATCATGTCAATCAACGCAAGATATTCACTGCTTTCAATATAATCGTTGAATTCTTCAGGATAATTCTTACGCAGATAGTTAATCATAGTCCTACGAAGCGTAGGAAAATCATAAGAACTAAAGTCAGCATCAGAAAAAGATCGGTATATTTTGCTCCAATCTTCGTTGATTAATAATAAGTTTTGTCTATCACTGCTTGCCATATCAATATTTACCTTACCTTTAATGTACGCACATTATTTTACTGTGCTATTAGTCCGTTATCTCTATCAAAGTTTAAACGTAATGTTTCTTTAATACTGTACTTTAGATATGACAGAGTAACTGCAATTTGTATTCCATAGTCTTTTTCTACAATGCTTAATGCATCAACTGAAACACGAGGGTCGTTGTTTACTATAGTGCTTACATCTGCTGTAATAGCGTCGCGTGTTTCCTGTGTAAGCGGTTCGTACAATGTACTCCAAATAATACTGCCGAATTCTGGATTGTTTATTTTTTCACCCTTTCTAATTTGGAAATGATTCAAAAGGTCCTGTTTGATTAGGTTAATATCATATAGATTGTAATTTTTACTGTCTGGATTGACTGTGCTTATACCTCTATAAATCTGGGTGTTTCTTCCAGTGTTACCTTTGTTAGTTGGATTTGGTTTTATTGTTAAGTCATTATATCTAGCCATTATTCAACCTCTCTATCTGTAATTTCTGGAGCACTGTCAATTGGAGAATTATTTTCGTGATTTACCCAAGGCTCGTGTGTAGGTATGCGTTTCATGATACTGTACAAAGGATTATCTAATTGATAGTGTTTCCAATTACTCCATTTTTCTTCTGGTGATGCATCTTTGTTTCCATGTACATTTAAGTTTACAGGAAAAACAGTTGGTGTTGCTTGTTCAGTTACTGCTGGATTTGCACTTGCCGCGCCAGGTAAATTTAGATGCACTGCTTCTGTACCATCAACATAAACAATTTTATCTGTTTTAACATTTATATTACCAGTTGAAGTTTCTAAACTTATTGCTTTACTACCATCACCAGTTGTGCCAACTTGTTCCCAAAAATCTCCATCTGGTGGTGCAACAAATTTAAAATCTTTTAGATTCTTTTTCTTGCAACGAAATGTTTTTAACTGACCACCGTCTACCTTTGTAACAGTATATCCTGGAAAGTATAATTGATCAGAATATATTTCTGCAAAAGTTGCTGGACTATTTGCTTTTAGATCTATTCCGTCTCCCGCAGTTTGTTTTATACCAAAAGAAGTATGTAAATCGTAGTTGCCTGTTTTTATAGTTGTATCTGCAAAGTTTGTATGATTGTGATTAAAACTTGTAACGTCAAAGTCTTTTACATGCAGAGAATAGTCTGTTGTAGTAAACTCTGTGTCTCCTCTAATTTCAAGTTTTCCATTTCCATTAACAATAAATGTATGATCTCCTCTAGTTTCAATTTGTGAATTAGCATTTGCTTTTAGATTAAAATTTCTACCTGCTTCAAAATTAATGTCTCTATCTGCATAAAAATTAAAATCTTGTTTTGTATGAATGCTTACGCTGTCTTGAGCAAAAATATCAATCTTACCATTAGAGGTTAATTCAACCCATGCTGTACCTTTAGAGTTACCGATATAAACAAAGTCATCTGTGTCATTAAGCAATACTTGATGACCGTTACGTGTTCTAATCCTTACTAAATTATTATCACCTTGTCCGTCACCGTCATCCATTACAAAAACATGTCCACCTAATTTAGTTACTTTTGATTTTACTTTTTTTGGTCCAACAAGTTTTTCTGTAGTACCCCATTGACCTGGTGTACATATACCAAACAGTCTAGGTGCTGTTTCTCTTCTATAACTGCTTGTGGAAACTCCACGTTGAGGATCAGCAAGTAACCCTTGTGTTTTTAAAACATCTGCAAAAGGATGTATTGGTTTTTTCTTTTTGTTTTGATCTGGAACCTGTCCAACATGGGCTCTTTTTACAAATTCACCCACTGGTAATCCATGTATAGGACTGTATTCTTTTATTGTTTGGCCATCTGCGGCTATATCGTCGCTTGCCGCAAAGTCAGGAATAGCATGATTCATATCTTGCTCATGTACGGCGCCGATCCAATAACCTTGTGAAATATTACCTGTATTTGATCCTGCTAATAAAACTAAACCTTTTGTTCCGACTTGAGGAGCAGGAAACACCATGCCATATGCTTGTTGACTGTCTTCAAATTTTTGTGGATCTGTTCCTGATACAACATAATCTTTTACAGAATAAAAAGGAAACAAACACCTTACACTTACTTTTGCATTCTCACTCGATCTATCTGAATCTTGCGACCCAAGAAGTGTAACTAACAAACTGCCGTTCCTGTTGAAGTCAGTATTGCTTTCAACAATAGCAACCCTAATTGGACCTTCTGCTAATTGTTCTTCCGATCGCTGTTGTCTTTTTGGATTCTGTGCGTTTGCAGTAGATCTATTTGTGTAAATAGGCATTATCTAGGACCTCCTGTGTCGTTGCCGTCGTTTGCATCTTGATTTTGGTTTCCTTCAGCGCCTTCGCCTGCTACGCTGTTATAAATTTTACCAAGTGTTCCTGATACGCCATCACTTACTGAATTTACTACTCCGGAAACTCCTTCTCCTACAGATGTAATTACATTACCTATGCCTGTACCTATATCACTTATGGTATCTACAACAAACCCGCCAGCATCTTGTAAAGTACCAAGTGCTTGTTGACCTAGATTTTCTTCTGCTTCTCCGTCTACAGGAACTTTAGGATCTTTATCTGCTTTTTGGATTTGATCATCAGGTGCATTTTCTGTTCCTGTTTTAGGTTCTTCAGCAAATACAGGTTCTTCAACCACTACCTCGTCTTGAAAATCACCTTTCTGATTTGGCAAACGTTTTAAATGCAAAACCTGTTTGAATATTCCTTGATCAAACGTACTGTCTGCTTGGAATATTTCATAAAATCCGCCATATCTACTGTATTTTATTTTTTGTGTATACTGGCCATTTTTTAATTCATTTGCTGTTGGTGTATCTTCTGGAAATCCTATGTTCAATTTAATATACGGGCTTCTATCAAAAAAGTTTACTTCTCCTTGATCAGTTTCTAATCCATCGCCGGTGATGCCTGGCCTATGTGTGTTTCCACTTCCGATCATGTAAACGGGATCCCCTACTATCTCTAAATTTACATTTATTAGATCTTTTGTTCCATCTGAATACATTCTATCATGTAATTGTCTTGCTAGTGTTCCTTGGTTGGTACTAGGTTTACCACTACCTTGATCATTATTAGTTTCATCAACATCAACTTTTCGTGGCGCTCCGACCATGTTTGCTAATGCCTGAACAGAGTTAGCGTCTGGTAGTTTTTCATTCTGTTTAGGTTGGTTATCTGTGTTTGACGCTTCTGTTGTTTGCGATCTAACATTTGTTCTCATTAAAAATAAATTGTTAAATTGCAGATCTAAATTTAAGATGTCTAGATTTTTTCCTGTAAAAATATAATTGTATTCCCTAACCACTCTCTTATACAAAGCATCATAATTCAGTGGACCGTTTTGTACACCGGGTAATTGGCTGTAATGCACTTGATAAGGTACAATCATATAATGAAATTCATAAACTGGTGCATTTTTTACTGTATCAAAACCAATTGTTTTTGACATCGTTTCGATTCTATACCAAGGCACCATTCCATCTTTTAAAACTTGAGACCATTTTGATTGATTGGTGAATAGTTCTGTAACATATGCACTGTCTAGTATAATTCTGTGAATTAGATCTGTTAAACTTTTTCCTTTTCTAAACTGCCAAGTTGATCTATTTTTTCCAAAGAATACAACTTCAGTAGGAGGAGAAGGAGTATTTTCATTGTTTTTAACTTCTTCTAATTTTTTCTTTGCATCATTTACTGCTTTTCTAGCACGGTTTTTTTCTTCAATTGCTTCTTGAAGTGCTTTAATATTTTCTGCATAATCTCTTTTTTGAGATTCAGTTTCTAAATTATCTGGACTAAACTTTCCATTTACTTGATATTCTTTTTTAAATGCTTCTAAATTTTCCTGTTGCAATTTTGCTAAACCTTCAGCAGTTTGTGCTTCACCTTCTAACCTTGATATTTCATCTTGATAGGGTTTAAGTGTATCATTTCTTTTGGTTATTTCTTTTTCAAGGTCAGGAACAAAATACGAATCACTGTATGCTAGTTCACCAGTTTTCATTCTACTGGCACTCAAATAATTTGAATACGGAGTTAAACGTTTTCCTTTAGAAAGCAATGCTCCTTGTTCTTGGCCACTTGCATTCTTTTTTTCATCTGATTCTTCAAAATATCTACCTTTTAGTTTGTCTAGATTTGATCCACTGTAGGAAACCCATTGGTCATAACCTATTTCATCTAAAGTGCTTGGAAAAACTTCTCCTGCACCTGTTGAAAATCCTTGCATGTATTCGTCGCCAAATTCATCATATTGTGTTTCACCAAATTCTGTATACCCGTCTTTATCGAATCCGCTATCGGCTTTACTATATTTGGCATATGCTTTAGGAAACCATATACAATATCTGTGAGGCAAATTTGCCTCTACCTTAAAGTTTTTTCCAGCACCAGATTTGGCTAAACCAATAGCACGTTGTTGTTCGGCACTACTAGTTTCATTTGCTTTCTGTTGTTTGGTGATTTTCTCAACTTCAAGATTATGTTCTTTGAATAAATGAAGTAGAATACGCCCCACGCTTGGTACATCAACTTCTGGACCTTTTATATTTTCTCGTAAAACTTGTGTTGTCGGGTCACTTACTTCTGCACCTAACCCTTTAAACTGAACAGCATATGTTGCTCCTGCTTCAGTTACGCTCATAGAACTGTTTGTAATAGCAATTGGAAAATATCTTGTTGTCCCAGGAATAATTACTGGAGGAGAATCTCCAGCCTTTCTACCAATGAAACTGCAAACTAAAAGATAACTTGCATTTGTATAATTTTTGTGTCCTGCAAATTCACTTGCAAAGTATAATTCTTCATAAAAACCTCCCACACCGTGAGGCTCAACAACTTGAAAAGAACCTTGTGTAATATTAGTACCTGCATAATTACCTATTCTAGTAACATTTGTAAATTTTACATCTTCAATAAAAAGATCTTTCTTTTTATTTGAACCTTGTTTCAAAGCACCAGATCCTTCGTTAAATCTACCGTCTATCATTGTTTGCTCACCTACCGATGCCGCAAAATCACCTGTGTCAACATTTCTTTCTTTGATATAATCTTGCCCTTCTTGGCTGGTAATATTTTGATAGTAAAACGAACTCGATCCAGTATTTCTATTGTAACCACCACTTCTTAATATAGTGTAAAAATCTGTGCTTTCTTTACCCCATTGTCCGTTACCGTCTGCATGAATTTTACCTTGATAGGTGCTAGGGTTTGATTTTTGAAAAGGACTTAAACTTAATAATGTAAAAATAGCGTTGTACGAATTGTAGTCATGTAAACGGTTGTATGGTTTTCCATTAAAAAAATCCTTTGATGTGTTTGTTAATAGATCGCCTTCACCTAGTTGTCCTAAATAGCCTCTTCTAATCACATCATCTTTTGATGGTGGACCCATCATATCTAAATCCATATCTGCTGAACTTAATCCCAAATCATTTTTATAGTTTGAAATTAATTTTGCATTTTTGAATTGAGATATTTTTCCAAGAGACATATATTAATCTCCTATTACACTGCGTAATAAACTCAAAGGAGGTAATTTAATTTCTATACCTGCAACAAAATCAAAAATAGGATCATCAATTATGTTAGGATTTCTAGCCTTAAAAACCCACCATAGTTCAGGATCACCATATAAGTCACTTGCTAATAAATCTGGTCTATAATTATATTGTGCTTGAAGAACAACCTGTGTATCACTGTCGTTTTGTGGGATACGTCTATAATCTAAAATACCTAAAATATTATTTGATTGGTTAGTTGATCCGTATATGCTTCTTTTAGAATATTTTGCCATTAGATAAATCCTTTACCTCTTAACTCTCCAGAAACAAAAGTATCCATAGAAAACGATGCTTGGTCTCTTCTGCTGAATGCTGGTAAACATTCTATTGTAAATTCTGATCTAGTAGGAACACTTGTTCTACCACCGCTAGGGTCGTCAACTTCAATATAGTCAACATCTTCGTTAAGTGTATAAAAGAACTGTGAAATCACAATTGGCATGTCGTTAAACATGTAATCACCGTATCCGCTTAATCTTAAAACAGGTGGCGGAGCACCTTGAAAACTTGATTCACCAAAATGCATTTTTGTACATGCTCTCAAGGCATGCATAGCACCCAAAACATATCTTCCATCACCTTCATTTTGTGCAGAAAAAGTTGCAACAATTGATATACTATCAAGATTGCTGTTTTGATAAGCATGGAAGGCATAATTACTATGTGTAGGTTGTATTGAATTATAAGTTGCTCTATGAGTCATAACAATTTGTGGTGTATAAGGAAACACAACTCCTCCGTCACCAGACTGTCTTAACCATTCAGCAGGACCTTGTAGATAGTATTGAGGTATTTTTATTCTTACTCTAGAGTCTTGCCATGCACCTGCACTATTGATACCAAGTAAGTTGCCTATGAATTCAGCGCCAGGAAGAACACCTAAACTAGATAATCTTTGCAATCCAGGTGCTAACCCAGATTGTTCAACAAAACTACTCGTTATACCACGTCCTAGGTCTTTTGCGCCTTCTACAATGCTTGTACCAAATTTACCTGCATCAAATCCATCTGTAATGAATTGTCCGCTTTCTGCTTCGTTACGTGCATTACTGCCGCCACGTTGCGGGTTTGTAAATTCGCTTACTGTAGGACTACGGCCTCTTTCGTTTTCATATGACATATCGTTTTGGTTCCTTTTGGTACAAATATTTATTGCAAAAATTAACTACGTAGTTTATAATACTATTTATAAATGGAGAAAATCATGAGAAGAGTAAAGTATCTTAACAATAGAGACTTGCTAAAGCAAATTCACAAGTCAAAAGTAAGTTTTAGTTCGTTTACAGACGACGAATACGCACAGTTTGACATTATTTTACCAAGTTTAGAAAAAGTAAACAGATTAACAGTAGCAGAAGCAAAAAGAAATAGAGCATCAAGGATTGGCAAGCAAGCCTATGAAGATGCACGTGAAGCCGGTGATAAAAAGACCAAATTAGCAGATGTAACACCAGATTGGCGTAAAATTGAAAAAACAGATTTAGTTTTTAGAATTATGACATTTGATCATATTCCCAAAGATTCAACAAGAAAACGTAAAACTAAAACTATAGCAGATGAACACACTAAAGTAAACTTTCCACCGTTTCAACATTGGAAATTTGATGAAAATGATAACTTGATCTGTGTTGGTAAAAGTCACTGGCAAGGCGGTATGCAAAATGGCAGTTTTAATAAAACACACGGACGTATTACAGAAGAACTAGGACGTATGTTCCTAAAACTTGCTGATAGGTATGGTACACGTTCGAACTGGCGTGGTTACACATACAATGATGAGATGAGAGCACAGGCTGTACTACAACTTTCACAAATTGGTTTACAGTTTGACGAAAGCAAAAGTGAAAATCCGTTTGCATATTATACTGCCGCAGTTACAAACAGTTTTACAAGAGTACTAAACATAGAAAAGAAAAATCAAAACATTAGAGACGACATCTTACAGGAAAACAATCTTAATCCTTCCTTTACACGACAGAATGAAAATGTGTTTAAAGAGGACAAAGAAAAACTTGCGGAGTTTTATAAAAGTATTAGACGTCCAAAAGCAGACTATTAAGGTTGACAAACCGTACAGTTTTCTCGTATAATGTATTAGATTAGTATAAGGAAAGGCATGGCACAATTATTCAAAAAGGCCGCAGTGTTTACAGATATTCACTTCGGACTAAAATCTAACAGTAAAATTCATAATGATGACTGTGAAAGATTTGTTGATTGGTATATAGAACAAGCAAAAGCAAACGGCTGTGATGTAGGAATATTCACAGGCGATTGGCATCACAACAGAAGTGCGTTAAATTTAACCACAATGGATGCTAGTTTGCGTTCACTGGAAAAACTAGGTAAAGCATTTGATAAGTTTTACTTTTTTCCAGGCAATCACGATCTTTACTATAAAGACAAAAGAGATATCCACAGTGTAGTATTTGGTAAACACGTACCGGGTGTTACTGTGGTAACCGAACCACAAGTAATTGATGATGTTGCTTTGGTTCCTTGGTTAGTAGGAGAAGAATGGAAACAAGTTGCAAAGATGAAGTGCAAATATATGTTTGGACACTTTGAACTTCCTAATTTCAAAATGAATGCTATGGTTGAAATGCCCGACACAGGCGAGATCAAAGCAGACGATTTTGCTAATCAAGAATTAGTATTCACAGGCCACTTCCACAAACGTCAACAACGCAAAAACATCTACTACATCGGCAATGCCTTTCCACACAATTACGCCGATGCATGGGATGACGAGCGTGGTATGATGACGTTAGAATGGGGAGGTGAGCCTGTGTTTATTGATTGGCCTGACTGTCCAAAATATAGAACTATTCCGTTGAGCAGATTGCTTGACAAAACAGAAGAAATACTCGCACCTAAAAACTTGTATTTGCGAGTAACACTAGACATTGATATTAGTTACGAAGAAGCAAACTTTATCAAAGAAAACTTTTCAGCACAATATGATATTAGAGAAATTGCACTATTACCAGATACAAATGCTGATGACGAAATGAACAAACTAGAACCAGGTGAAATTGATTTTGAATCAGTGGATCAAATTGTAACAGATCAAATAACAAAAATAGATACAGAAACATACAAGCCTAACTTGTTGTTGGATATCTATAGAGGATTGTAATGTTTAAGATTAAAACACTAACAGTAAAAAACTTTATGAGTGTAGGCAATCAAACCCAGGCTGTTGATTTTGATAAAAACTTGCTAACACTTGTGCTAGGCGAAAACCTAGATCTAGGCGGCGACGATGCTGGATCACGTAACGGTACAGGTAAAACTACAATTATTAATGCATTAAGTTATGCACTATACGGTGAAGCACTTACTAAAATTCGCAGAGAAAACCTAATTAATAAAACTAATAGCAAAGGTATGTTGGTTACAGTTGAGTTTGAAACACAAGGACAAAACTACAGAATCGAGAGAGGACGTAAGCCTAACATTCTTAAATTTTATAGAGAAGACATTGATGTAACTGCCGACGATGTTGACGAAAGTCAAGGAGATAGTCGCAAAACACAAGAAGATATTCAACGGTTACTGAACATGAGTCATACCATGTTCAAGCATTTAGTGGCGCTCAATACCTATACAGAGCCTTTCCTTTCCCTCAAAGCCAATGATCAACGAGAGATCATTGAGCAGTTATTGGGCATCACCATCTTAAGTGAAAAAGCAGAACGTCTAAAAGAAGAACAGAAACGTGTACGTGATGCTATTGCAGAAGAAGAAGCAACAATTAAAGGTATTGAAACTGCAAACAAAAAAGTACAAGAGTCAATTGACAATTTAGAAATTAAAAGCAAAGCATGGGACGCAAGTCAAGCAGAAGAAATTGCTAGAACTACAAAAGCAATTAGTCATTTGATCACTGTTGATATTGAAGCAGAAATTCAAGCACACAAAGATAAGAAAGAATGGCAAAAACAGGACACAGAACAAAGTAACCTAAACAAAGAAAAAGCCAGTTTAGAAAGCAGTATGTTACGTGCTGATCGCACACATTCAAAATATGAACAAGAACTAAAAGATATTGCAAGTAAAAAATGTTTTACATGTGGACAAGAATTACACGACGAAGCACATGAAAAAATTCTTGCTGAAAAACAAAATGACGTAACAGAAAGTCAAACATACATAGACGGTATTACACTACAACTTAAAGAAGTACAGGATAAACTAGATGCTATCGGCGATATTAATGGCTGTCCTAAAACTTTTTATGATAGCAGTGAAGAGGCTTACAATCATAAAAATAATTTGGCAAGTCTTGAAGAACGTAAAACTGAAAAAGAAGCAGAAATAAATCCATACACAGAACAAATGGATGAACTACGTGAACAAGCACTGCAAGAGATTAATTGGGATAGTATTAATGCTCTAACAGAAATGAAAGATCACATGGATTTCTTGTATAAACTGCTCACAAGCAAAGACAGTTTTATACGTAAACGTATTATTGATCAGAATCTAGCGTTCCTAAACAAACGTTTACAGTTTTATTTAGATCGCACAGGATTACCGCATCAAGTTGTATTCCAGAACGATTTAACAGTAGAAATTACAGAACTAGGACGTGACTTGGACTTTGATAATTTAAGTAGAGGTGAACGAAATAGACTCATATTATCAATGAGTTGGGCATTCCGTGATGTTTGGGAAAGTCTATATCAAAGCATTAATTTGCTGTTTATTGACGAACTTGTAGATAACGGATTGGATGCGGCTGGAGTAGAAAGTGCGTTAGGTGTACTTAAAAAAATGTCACGTGAACGTCATAAAAACATCTATCTAATTTCGCACAAAGATGAACTATCTTCCAGGGTGAATAACATATTGAAGGTAATTAAGGATAACGGGTTTACTTCGTACAGTAATGATACGGAGGTTAACAGTGCCTAAATCTACCCATGAGTTGCTTGTCCAAGCAATGATGGATTATTACAATGCTCAAGAACGGTTTGAAGCCAAAGGCTTTGATGAAACTGGTCGAAAGGCACGAGTAATTTTAAGCGATATTCGCAAACTAGCAACAGAAAGACGCAACGAAATACAGGCTAAACGCAAGACACTAAAAGCAATCAAAAGAGAAAACAAGGCTCAAAACCAGAATCAAGACACTGACGATTAAGGCACGGTAAGTATCTGCATGGAGTGGACTTATCAGGGCAAAATAATACAAGAACTTCCAGAAGACTGTGAAGGATTTGTATACCTGATTACTAACACTACCAACAATCGCAAGTACGTAGGCAAAAAACTAGCAAAATTCAAAAAAACACGCCCACCACTTAAAGGCAAGAAAAACAAAAGACGAAGCAAAGTTGAAAGTGATTGGAGAGACTATTGGGGATCTTCAGATCATTTACAGGCAGACGTAGAGGCACTTGGTCCAGAAAAATTCACAAGAGAAATACTTTATATTTGCAACAGTAGAGGCTTAATGAGTTATCTTGAGGCTAGAGAACAATTTGAACGCCGTGTATTAGAGACAGATGAGTATTATAACGGAATTATTAATGTAAGAGTTGGCAGTTCAAAAATTCTTAAAGAAGCACTTCAAAATCTAAAGGCAATATAACAGCACATAAGGTTGGCGGGCCAGTTTGAAAATACCGCTGTGTAAAAGGTACCCCTGAAAAGGACACACGTACACGTTGATCGACCACCACTGTGAGGAACCCATCAAAAGAATTGGGGCCACTGGTTGACGTAGATTGAATGCTGTCAGTCGAAAACACTAGGTTTGAAAAAACTCCACGCAACGGAACGAGGCGGGAGGTAGCGTAAGAGGCCGCGAAGCGGCTTGCGGTAGCAAAGCAATTTGTAAAGCAGAATTTTACGTGATGTCGACGTAGGTAGGGGAAAGGTCAGAGCCCCACAAACAGGTGTATAAACAAATAACCTACTTCCAAGTCTTGGCTGTGACGAACTCACATGATGTTCAAGATTAGATGGAACCATTAAACAGGTTCCGTCTGACTGAAACAATCTACATGATGCTAAATTGCTTCGCAATTACTGTATCATATAAATCATTTAAAAAAGAAAGTGGTGTTTGAGCGATAGCGATAAACAC